ATTGTCATCATCCTCTTCTGCAACCGGATTGTTGACGATCCTAACGTCATAATCCTTGCCGTACTTCTGCAAAGTTAAATATGACGCTACCGCACTAGCCGCACCGCACGAAAACCAAACCGCTATTTTGTGCATCTCTTACCATTGTTTTTCAAAAGTCTAAATTTATTCTCTGCTGTTATACTTTTGGAAGAGCCATGTAACATCTTGCGATGCTTGTCTTTCTCTTCTTTGACCATCTTTTTCCAAAGCTCTGCTATCTCTTCTTCGGTCATTTTTTAACCTCAATTATCATTTTTGCTTGAGAAGATAATTCATCTACAAACCTTTTTACTTGATCATATCTCCATTCAATATCTTTTATTTTTTGTGAATATTCCTCAAATCTTTCCCAATATTCGGTATCATCTAATTCTAACGCCGCCGACTTAGCTCTTGCGGCGTCATTAGATACTTCTATATAGTGCCAACTATTCTCAGGGTCTAAATGAGATTTAATAGCTTTAGTTACACTATCTATGTCATCTTTAGTCATCATCATATATTTACTCCTTTTTGCCTCAACTGTGAGGTAAACGTTTTTAGTTCTTGCCTAGCTCTAAATAGGTCTTGTTTGACGTTTGGATGAGCATCCAACCTAAATTCCTCTTCTTGTAGTCTGTCTACGCACTGGCGCAGATGGGTTAGTATCGCTCGATCCGCTGGTGTTATTTCCAACATTGTTACACTCCGCACATGGTTTCTTTTCTACTTTGACGTACCCAACGCCTGGTAAAAAAAAGATTGGATACGTTACTTCCACCTCAATATATTTTTTATTATTACATTTTTTGCAGTTCATATCTATTACTCTAAAACGGTGGCTCTTCACCTTCGTATGATGGCGTCCATACTAGACGGACGCCATGCATTTCTAATATAAAATCAACTAGGTTGTGAGACCACATTTGTGTACTTGTCCATAAGGTCTATACCCCTACAAACTTCCTCTGCAATACCCCTTAAACTAGGATGATTTTCTTCAATAAACTCTCTAAGAGCTTCAGCATTACTCGAAGCACTGTAATATGCTTTAGAATGCTTTTCTAAGGTTGTCATAGTATTACTCCCATTGTTACTTGACATTATTAAAGTATTAATTAAGATGTACAAAGTCAAATATTTTTTTTAGGAGACTAAAATGGAAGAACAAGTAATACAAAGAACTGTGCATTTGCGTGCCAGTGTTGATGAGGCAGCAAAAGATCAAGCCAAGAGCAAACGCTGCTCTAAAAGTGTGTACATCGAGGAAGCAGTAATTATGCGATTGCAGTCCGAAGGTGTGTTGACTGATGGTAAACAGTCGCAATAAGGGAGCGGGTTTTGAGCGAGAGGTTTGTAGAGCGTTGGAGCTAGATCTAGGCATAAAAGCAAAACGCGATATAGAACAATATCGAGCCGCAGACCACGGCGACATTATCGTTGATGACGATAAATGGAGCTATGTAATTGAGTGCAAACGATACGCAGGTAAGGGTCATACATACAAAACAGAATGGTGGGAGCAGGTCGAAAAATCTGCCAAGCACGCCAGTAAAGAGCCTGTTTTAATTTACAAATTTGACCGTCAACCAATCACAGTCGTAATGCGCTTGGCGTATGTAATGAAAGATAATGCTTTACATGACGAAAAAATTAGAATGTCATGGGATGCATTCACATACATTGTAAGGGAGAACATGTGATGGGTAAATGGGAGACTACCATTGACTATGAGATGGCCGACTATGTGTATCACGATAAGAAAAAATATCCGCACATCTCAAGCAGTGACGTAAAGACTGTTTACAGTAAATCGCTCCTACACTGGGTAGGACAAGAGTATAAAGAAAGTCCGGCATTAGAGATGGGTAAGGCCGTACATTCTCTTATATTGGAGTACGAAAAAGAAGCGGTCATGCGCGGCCCGGCGAGGCGTGGAACCAATGCCTGGAAGGAAGCCAAAGAACTTGCAGAGAAGCAAGGCAAGATTGTTTTGCCAGAAAAAGACTACGACACTGCCTTACAAATTGCAGAAAGCGCATTGTTTAACTCAGACTTTTTACGAAGCAAAGTAAGCGCAAAAAACTTTATATCTGAGGCAAGCATTTTTACTCGATGCAAAAAGACCGGAATGCTTATTAAGTGCAGACCGGACGGGCTTTTGGTTCCAAAAAGCGACAAAGGCAAAGGCGAAATACTTGACATAAAAACTACTCAAGATGCTTCGCCAGAAGGTTTCGAAAGAGAGCTACGCAAGTATAACTATGATTTGCAGATAGCCTTTTACTTGCACACCATGCGATGTGCTAACTTGCCATGCTCAGAAATGTATTTAGTGGCAATAGAAAAAACGCCGCCCTATGCGGTGGGCGTCCATGTGCTTTCAGAAATATATATAAAGCACGCAGAAAAAAGAATGTTCCAAACCCTAGAATGTATGAAGCACGCAGACGAGCATCAAAACTTTCGTACGGGTTGGCCAGAAGTCAACCAAGTGCATCTTCCACATTGGATGGAAGATGAGGTTGAAGATCAAGCATTTTAATAAAAAGGAGACAATGATGAAAATGCTCAATACTAATGAACTTGTGTTTGAAAACGTAACTGCACAGTTCCCAAGACTTAATAAAACCTACAAGTTTGACACAAGTGAAAACAAAACTGTGCCTTGCGATCCGCTCGATGATGGTGCGGCGTACACGCTTGAGTTTATTATGAACAATGACGATGCCCAGGCATATCTCGATCAAATTAAAAAGGTCTACAAAGAAGCAGCGAAAGCAGACACAAAAAGAAAGTGGAAGCCGGAGCCAACCTATGAGCCTTATAAAGAGGTTGACGGTGTGCCAACTGGTAAAAGCAAAAAGAAGGGCGCATACAATGGTGAAAAAACCAAAGCACCTGTGCAGAAAGATGCAGACCGAAACCCACTACCGGAAGACTTTGAGCTAACCACTGGTAGCAAGTGCAACGTCTGGGGCAAACTATTTGCCTACAATACTGGCGCAGTCAGTGGTGTAGGGTTTAGATTAATGGGGGTCCAGGTCCTAGAACTTGCAGAGCGGGCAGATGGCGGAGACCCATTTGAGCAAACTAAAGGTTTTAAGGCAGAAGATGCCCCGGAAACAAAGAAGGAAGAAAACGTTAAATCTAGCGACCAGGAAAATACTGGGAACCAAGATTTTGATGACGAAATTCCTTTTTAAAAAATGGATTTTACAATGGAATACAAAATAGAGAAACACATTGCTATACCTGATCGAAGCAAATGGGGTGAAATTGTTACTTCTATGCAAGTTGAAGATAGCGTTTTATTAAATAATATGAACGAGGCAAGGTCTCTTTGCAGAACAATGAGAAAACGTCAGCAAAAGGGATTGGTCAGAACTACTTCAGACGGTGTTCGAGTTTGGAGAATTAAGTAAGTGTTTCGTCACGTTGACTTATGCTCTGGAATAGGCGGCTTTGCTCTTGGCTTTGAGTGGGCAGAACTTAGCCGCCCCGTTCTATTCTGTGATATAGAAGAATGGAGCAGAAAAATTTTAAGAAAGCATTGGCCGGACGTGCCTATTGCAGAAGATGTTAAGGTATTAGCCAATGACCCAGATGAACTTGTTCCAGACTGCGAAATCCTCACCGCCGGATACCCATGCCAACCCTTCAGTGTCGCCGGAGCTAGAAGAGGAACAGAGGATGACCGACATATCTGGCCAGAAATATTTTCCATTATTAAAGCAAAGCGACCCACTTGGACAGTTTTCGAAAACGTTTATGGCCACGTCACTTTGGGTCTCGATGAAGTGCTTTCTGATTTGGAAGGGCAAGGCTACGCCACAAGGCCGTTTATTGTTCCAGCTATTGCCGTTGACGCACCCCACAGACGGGATCGAGTTTGGATCATCGGACGAAATATGGGCAACGCCAAACACGATGGATCACCTACCACAAAGATCAAAGGAAGCTCTCAAGAAGCAAGCCACAACAGCACGCAAGGGCAGAAAGAAGCCAGCGAACCTCAGAGAGCAAGTCAATCCAGAAACAGTGCAAGCTTGGAAGGAAGCCCAGGAGCCGACAACATGGCCAACGCCGATAGCGTCAACTGGCGGCCCTTACAAGAACCACAAGGGAGACAACAAGAAAGTTCCATCGAGCGGCAATCCACTAGCGACAGCCGTAGCGATGTGGCCAACACCCAGAGCCAGGGATTGGAAAATGTCCGGCGATGTAGCGAATTGGAAGGAAAGCAACATTGGCGACACTTGCCTAAGAAGGGCAGTAGCGGAAACGGACGAAACGTCTGGCTCTCTGAACCCCCAGTGGGTCGAGTGGTTAATGGGCTACCCGGTAGGGTGGACAGACTTAGAGGATTAGGTAACGCAATCGTACCGCAAATCGCACAGATGATCGGAGAAACAATAAAAAAAACCCCAGTGTAAAACTGGGGCTTAGTTCAAACAAATAAATTATGACAATGAATACCCAAAACAGAGGTAAGGATATAAGGCAATGGTAGTTCAAAATATAGATAAAGGCAAGTATCCACCCGCAACATATAGCGTATATGCACCACAGATTGTGTCGGTCCTGGACCTAAAACGGTTTGGCAATGAATACAAAGGGTCTTGCCCTAATTGTGGCGGCACAGATAGGTTCTGGATTACGGATTACCAGGGCGAAGTTAAGGTTAATTGTAGGAAGTGCGGAGATTGGAAAGCCATAATCGAGGCATTGAGAGGACTAAACGTGTACCCAACAAAGGATGAGACAGTGGTTAACTTTCCAGAAACAGAGGAAGTTCACCCCTATTTAACGCGAAAAAAAATAAAACAACATAATGCAGAAGTTGATGAGGGTGACTTAAAAATACAAATCATAAATAGCAAAGGCCAAATACAAGGCACGCAGTTTATAGATGAGAATGGCAAAAAGAAATTTAATCATGGCTTGCAATACAAAGGCTGTTTTTCAGTAGTAAATGGGCCAATCACCGACTTTGCCTACATTAGCGAGGGTTGGGCTACCGCTTGCAGCGTAACAGAAGCCACCGGAAAACCATGCGTTTTTGCGCTCAATGCCAGTAATATTACAAATGTTGTCGAAGAACTAAAAGCAGTCAAACCAAATGCAAAGCTTGTCATTGCCGGAGATAATGACGAGGCAGGCATAAAAGCGTGCGAAAAAGCGTTTTCTGAGCATGGCGTGGAAAGCATCATGCCGCATGGCGAAGGTCTCGATTGGAATGACGTTTGGATTGCTAGGGGCGCAGAATACACAAGAAAAGCACTAGAGCCTAAAAATGTGCTAGATGAGGTTATATTTCCAGACCAGGCTGTCGCACAGATAGCAAAAACATACCTGGTCAAAGGTTGGCTTACCGAAAACACAATCAGTGCTGTATTCGGCCCGTCAAACGTTGGCAAATCGTTCTTCGCCCTGGATCTGTCTTGGCACATAGCCGCAAATGAAATGTGGCTCAATAGTCGAGTGCAAGGCGGATCAGTGGTGTACCTAGCGACAGAAGGGGGCAACTCATTCCAAAACCGCCTGGTTGCGCTTAGACAACAATACCAGGATCATACAAATGTAAAGCTTGCCATCAGACCTAGCCCTATCAATCTGTTTAACGCAGAAGAGGATATAGAAAAGGTTGAGGCCATAATTAGAGAAATAAGTAAATCGCATGGGCAATGCAAAATGCTTGTCATCGACACTTTATCCAGAGCTACACAAGGACAAATGGATGAGAACTCAAACTCAGAAGCGGCAAAATTTATCATGCAGCTAGACGGAATAAGAGAGCGAACTGGCGTTCACATCATGCTAATCGCACATTCCGGCAAAGATACTAGCAAAGGATTGCGTGGTGCATCGAGCATTCGAGCCGCAATAGACACAGAAATAGAACTGTCATTTGACGAAGATACACGCATCAGAACCGCAATCGCTACCAAACAAAGAGATATGGAAACTGGCGAGATGCTTAACTTCATCCTAGAGGTGGTTCACCTGGGCGAAGACGAGGACGGCGATCCGGTCACAACCTGTGTCATTCGAGAGGCCACAGAGGACGAAATAAATGAGGTAGCGAAACCACGGATCAAAGGTAAAAACCAAAAATTATTTAAGCAAGTGTTTACGCAGTTAAGAGGCGAAGGTATAGGCGAACCAAACCCTAGCGGAGCCGGATGGCCAGACAATGCCAAGTTCTGGTGTATTAGCGAAAACACTCTGCAAGAACATTTCATCGGTAAACTTGTTGGCGTTAAAAAGCCGCAGCAAACATACAAACAAACATTCGATGCCATGCTTGATAATGGCCATATTCAAGTCAATGAGGGCAAAATATGGTTCTGTGGCAATGACGGCAAAACATCCGACAAAGAGAAAAGTGAACCGTTTTAGCGTATGTATATAAATCAATGGGTTATGGGTAGTAAATCGGTCAATCCGGTCGTAAATCGGTCAAGAATAGGGATGTGCGAATACACGACCGGAAAACCGAAAACGTATAGTAATACGTTTCGGTTCGGTTTCGGTTAGGGAAGGTTTGGATTGTGTTAAATTCTGGTCATCACTTGCAGTTAAAAAAATTAAAAGAAAAAGTTCTCGAGCTGTTTCCAGGCGCAACGTTCAAGCTACTGCCCAGGCAAAACCGGGCCTGGACCAGTCATAGCGAAAATACCAGGGAAAATAGTCCTAGCGAAAATACCAGGGAAAATAGTCCTAGCGAAAATACTCCTGGCACAAATACTAGCGAAAATACTCCTAGCGAAAATAGTCATCACGCCAGTATTCAAGAATTAGAAAGAAAATTAGCAACGATCAAAACGATTGAAGAACTCAAAGGATTTGCCAACCGCAGATCAATATTTAAATTAGACGTTCCTAAGTGGAACGAAAACGAAAAGAGGGCGATACAATGGCGCAAAATGGAAATCGAGAGCGGCAGCCGATAAGGTGGAGCGTATACGATGACGGCTTAAGGCTTTGGATTGATGGCAAACACGTTGGAACAATCCCAACGGATGAGCTTTTGCATTTGTCACACCAAGCCCTTGAGCTTTTGCGCTTCACCTATGGGATCGGAGCAAAACAAAAAAAAGCCCACGATTAAACGTGGGCTAGGTGGGCAGTTATGCCTAGAGGAAATTTAGCAATGTCTAAATTCGTCTGCCATCAATGGTTGTCCTATCTCTTCTAAATAATTGCAATACTCATCATTCAGAGCGTCCAAAGTATCTGGATCAGTTTGACCCAATCGAAACGCCGACTTTTCAATCGGTATGTCATCCCAACATTCCACTGGACAACTAAAGTCTAATTCAAAAGCATAGCAATCAACCGTTTTATATTCTTTATTGTAGTGAAACAACCAATTACCCTCAATTCTCAAATCGCTTGGCTTAACTTTTTCATACAAGTTGTAAGTCATATATTGAGCAATTTTAGCTTTTGACATGTTCACCTTGCGCTTTTCAATATTGCTAGGGTAGGCAAGCCAATCCTCTTTCTCAACTATTTCTTTGCAATGTTGGCAAGTTACCGCACACCATGCAAAGTGATAAACTATCCCTATTCGGTCGCAATGTGGGCATAAAATACGGCGTCCGCTTTGTGGCGCTCTAGTGTGTTTAGTTACTGGTTTAAGCATTGTCTCCCTCCACTTTTAAAAACTGGCGCAAAATTCCGTCCAGTTGATCTGTAATTTCGTTGAACCTATCTTGAGCTTCCTCTGTATAGGTAATGTTCTCTGGATCGCTTTCATCCCAAAGTGGGTCAAGGTAAGCGTCCTCAAGCCAAGCACCGCCAATGGTGCTATAAAGCTCCACAAAATCTGATTGTAAAATTGTTGGTTTGTTTGTCATTGTTATATGCAAACAATATCCAATGGGGCATTTAAACTTTTCCCAATCTAAATTTGCTTGATAAATTTGGTTAACTTGGCTTTGAATTTTTTTAGCCTCAGTTTTAGAAACCTTATCTCTTAAGCAATCTTCTGCATCTTCATCAAAGTGATAAATTAATTTTCTCTTATTTAAATCATCAATTATTTTTTTAGCTTCTTCTATTGTCATTGTCTTTTCCTCTGTTGTCATGCCTCTGATTAAGCATGGGATGGGAGCGGCTATAACCGCTCCACACCGATACTTAAGCAAATAGTACGATTGCAAAGAGCATAGCGATTGCAACCGCGCTTAGAATGGTTTCACTAATCATCCTTTTTGACCTCATATTTTATATATTGTTTAAGGTTTCCCAATTCGGCTTGAGCAATGCGTATTCTTAACATTGTTCTTTCAAGTTGCGTTTCCCCATCTCTTAACTCTTTAAGAATTTGCTCAATATACATTAACGTTTTGTAAGCTTTACTAGGGTAAGAAATTTTGACATTCATTTTAAACGCCTCCCATTCTAGTAATAGTTATTCGATCATTAACGCCGACACTATCCATTGAATGACCAATCAAAAGCCCTTCAATATCATCCACCGATAAATTATAAGATTTAAGGTTCCACTCATCGCCCATAAAATCTTTGAGCGTGAAAAACTCTGGTTGGATTTCCTCTGGATAGCCCTCTTTCCATTCGACCATGTAGACACAACTTTTTACTAAGCATTTTACAAAGTGAATAGCGTCTTCATAATTATCAAAGTTTTTGCAAACTTGCCTTGTGTCGTAACAACCGTATTCACTACGTTCAACAAAATACCTTAAATAAGGTTCGTCCTCTTTTTTGTCATAATGAAGATCGCTTAATTTATGATCTTTGAAGTCAATCCAAAATCGGATCGCCTCATCTTCTTTGTCTAATGGCTTGCAAAGATGGGGCATGGCTTCATTATGCCAACATTGATCCTCAAAACCATAGAGCGACAAATCAAGCCTTGCCTTATAGTAGGTCTCCAAATCATCATAATTGGGAAACTCACTTTCAATACCGCCGCCCCAAATGATACGATAATCAATTAAGCCAACTTCACCTTTGATCCATTCGAAAAGCCTATTTTCTAACTTTTGCAAATCATCGCTCCAAATCTCAGAACGTTCTATAAGCAAGCTATATTTTTTAATTTCTTTACCGCTTGATTTGTAGCGGTCTTTTTTATGATAATTTGTCATATCTTGAATGTGATAAAAATTATAGTAATCCTCATCTTTGCTAGGCTTGCTTTGTGATAGCGGCAAATAGACATAACCAAACCAAGGCAAGTCATTATAGCTATCGTTAAGCTCACAATATATTCGTTTGTAAAATTCAAACATTTTTAACCTCCAAACATTTCGAATGTGATACCGTCATAATATTTCACAACACCGCCATTCGGTAAGTTTACAAACCAAGTCCAGTTATCTTGGTAAACACCAAAGCCTAAACCAAATTGATTTGAGGCTTGGTTCATTTTGCGCTTGGTTGTGACAGTTTCCCAACCATCTGTGTTAAGTGTGACTTTGTTATCTTTCCAAGTCACAATATCGGTGTTGACGTATCGCACACCGCCGAAATTATCATTGTTGAACCAAGTTGTTCTGTAGTTGCTTAGTCTGTCATTTCTAGGCATTGTCATATTTCCTTTTTGTTACACATTATTAATATAACCCTTTTACAACGTTTTTTAAGAGTTATGCAAGAAAATAATAAAAGGTGTAAAAGCGGCTATATTTTAGCCGCTTTTACTGGACCAGTTACGCCAGTTTTGCGTCTCGATTTATTTCTGCAGCCTGTCGAATATTGCGTTTAAAAAGGCTTCATTTGATCTGAATAACTTTGATCCTTTTGGGGTAATAATTAGCCAATGGTTTTGATCCTCAACATCATAAGAGACCAAGCTAAAATTTTGACCTTCAATCATCTCAAAGTTTTTAAATTGTGCGGTGTTATTTTCCATAAATAAATGTCCTTAAAAAGTTTGATTACATTTAGTAGACGATTTAGAACGCAAAAAGTTTCCAACTTTTTTAAACTTTTTTATAAACGTTTGTAAAACAACAAAACTTTCTTACAAACCGACACGAAAAACACAAAAAGCCAAGTCGCGCACGCGCACGCGCGAATAATAAAAAGCGTTAAACTTTGCAAGGTTTTTGTCGCTTTTGTTATACTTTTGCAAAACTCTTAATTTTGCAAAATGCAAAGCATTGTTTTTAAATAGTTTTTTTCCGTACTTAACATAATGTATATTATCGGAAAATAGTTTTTGCCTTGCTTTTGGCTTGATTTTTTTGCGCGACCCCCCCCGTCAAGCTTTTTCTACCTACTATTATTATAATACATTCCCACACACTGAAATATATGCTACAGTTATGTTGGGGTCATCTTCCTGATTTCGTAGTATTACTCCCTTACACTACAAGGTTCCTCCCGATGACCCCCCCCCACCCCCCTATATTGCTTTTGCAGAATATCATGCTAAAATTCTGCAAAAATGAGGTACGAGCATGGCGGGTAAACCACTGGCAAAGAAGAGAAGAGCCGAGATACAGCGTAGGGGCGGCGGTGAATATCTGCGTGAGTGGATATTGTCTGGTAAATCCTTACGCGAACTAGCGATTGACATGGATGTTCCGCGAGGTGCGCTTCGGAATATGATAACGAAAGACCCTGAGTTATCTGCTGCTATTGATGGTGCTAGACGAGATGCGGCGGATGCACATTTTGATGCAAGTTTTGAGGCTATATCTGAAGTTGGTGAGCGTAGGCAGCGTGAGATTATGGAAGCCTTGAATGGGGATCGAGACATTAGTGAGGCAAATGTTAGCCAGGTTGATCTTGGTTTGCTCAAGCAAAAGGTTGGTCAGCACAATTTGGCGGCGCAAGCCTGGAACCAGGAGCGGTATGGCGGCAGGGCTAATCAGCAGATCAACATTAATATTGGTGATTTGCATTTAGATGCGCTGCGTAAGATGAAGGTTGTTGAGCATGAATGATCTTTCGCAGAACACGATGTTGGAGTTTGCCCAACGCTACTCCAAGAAACCATCATTGTTTGTGCGTGAGGTGTTAGGTGTTGAGCCTTTAGATTACCAGGCGGAGTTTCTCGATGCGATTGCGTCTGGTGAAAGGAAAATTTCGATCAGGTCGGGTCATGGAACTGGGAAATCAACAGCTGCTTCCTGGGCTATGCTTTGGTACTTCTTGATGCATTACCCTAATAAGGTGGTTGTGACTGCGCCGACTTCTAGTCAGTTGTTTGATGCTTTGTTTGCGGAGTTAAAGCGGTGGATTAATGAGTTGCCGGAAGCGTTCCAGGCGTTATTGAATGTAAAGTCGGATCGTATTGAGCATACCTCTGCGCCGAGTGAGATGTTTATATCGGCGAGAACCAGTAGGGCAGAAACGCCAGAAGCGTTAGCCGGAGTTCACTCTGAACACGTTATGTTGGTTGTAGATGAGGCATCTGGTGTGCCGGAGCAGGTCTTTGAGGCTGCGGCAGGTTCTATGTCTGGTCATAATGCGACCACGATTATGTTGAGCAACCCCACGCGAAGTAGTGGTACATTTTTTGAGAGCCAGAATAGAATGGCGGATAGTTGGTGGACGAGGCGTTGGTCGTGCGTTGACAGTCCTTTGGTGAGTGATGAGTTCATAAACGAGATGAAGTTGCGCTACGGTGAAGAGAGTAATGCGTTTCGCATTCGTGTATTGGGTGAGTTTCCTCTTGCAGACGATGATACGATCATTCCGTTTCACCTGGTAGAAAATGCATTGCATAGAGATGTTAAGATAGACGATGAAACGTCTAGCGTCTGGGGCTTGGATGTGGCTAGGTTTGGTACGGACAAAACAGCGTTATGTAAGCGCCAGGGGCCTATTGTGACGGAAATGCGGTCCTGGGCCGGGTTAGATTTGATGCAAACTGTTGGTCGAGTTGTGGCGGAATACGAGAGTTTACCCCCCTCACGCCAACCTACACAGATACTTGTGGACAGTATCGGTGTAGGTTCTGGTGTGGTCGATAGGTTAAAAGAGATTGGTTTGCCTGTTCGTGGTGTAAATGTGGCAGAAGCCCCTAGTATGGGCGATACTTACCTAAATTTACGCTCTGAGTTGTGGTTTAAGACGAAGGGTTGGCTTGAGGATCGAGCGTGTAAATTACCGAAAGACGATCAGTTGGTGGCTGAGTTAACCAGTATTAGGTATAGTTTTACGTCTAGCGGCAAGATGAAAG